TTCCCAAAATAGATCGAATTGGCCGGGGAGGCCACAGTAGCTGCGGTCATTGTTGCTCCTAGGATGAATAGTCGAGAACCGTAATACGCACATCTCCGGCAGCAATGGTCGCTGCGACAGTGGTCACCTTCATGTGTACCAAAGTAGGTTCAGTGGTCTCGGTCGGAATACAGGCATAGAACTTGATGGTGCCCGCCTTGCCCGTATCAATTCCTGTGACCAGTGTGGTGCTACCGAGAATCAGGGACTGGATGATCGCCGGAGTGCCGGTATCCAGATCGTCGGAATCAACCTTGAATCCGATGACAGTTACCCCTCCAGGCACGTAACCAAGTGCCGTGGTGACGTTCTTCTGCAATTCGACGACGCTCAGGGCTTTGGTGATGGTGTGGCAACACATTGCTTTATCCGAAGTCTTGTTGCCTAGATTGGCAGATACGCTGCCGTCAATCGGATAGGTCGCGCCCTGAGTAAGAAGAAGTGGAGCGTTGCCAGCTACGGCAATACTGCCAGCCAGCATAGGTTCTGGAAAATCTGCCATGTCGTTACCTCACAAAGAAGTGGGGGCCGTGTTGGTCCAGCCCCCCAGAACCACCGTGAATCAGGCGTCAGCAACCGCCGCATTGAACAGTGTGAATACGCCGTGATCGACGAGATCACCAACGTCAACACCGGACTGCTTGCCGAATACCATCTTCCGTACCCCACGGATTTCCTGAATCGCAACGCCATTCTGCGCGCCGTAGTCAGTTGCATCCGTGCGAGTGGTCGTGCGTTGCGCCCATGCCAGTGCAACCGCCTGTGCGCCGCACAGGTAGCTTGGAGCAACCTGGATAGAGCCAGCACCGGTCGCACCCTCGACTGCGATTTCAGGGACTTCCCTGATAATCACGCCGTCATACATCAGGTCGCCGTCATGGAACAACGGATTGGCATTGCTCCGTGGCTGCGCGTTCTGATGGATGGTCGCAAGGCTCGACTTGAGATCCCTGAAACTGATGCTGTTCGCAAACATCACGAAGTACTCTTCACCGGAAGCCAACTCGATTGGCCGAATTGCCGGAGAAGCCAACTTCGCCCTGCGCTTTGCCAGTGACACGACATCATAGGTCAACTTGTCTGCCGTGTTGTCGATGTTGCCGAGAGCAGCCGAGTGATCCGTGGTGTGATTGCTCAATACCGCACCAAACAGTACGCGGTCAGTGTTGTCAACTAGCCACGTATCTTTCTGCGCTTCACTCGAACCGGAGGTGCCGTTACCGTTTCCGGTCTGGTAAAGGATGCCGTTGATGGACCCCATAGCATTGATGATGTCAGTTCTCATCTTCTTCATCGACCACGACCGGAGTTGTGCCCGTGCGGCATTTCTCAGATCAATGGTGGATTTCTGCTCGTCCCATTCGTGGAGCGTGACAGCGTGACGGAACAATCCGACGCTGACCTTGAACGAACGAGACATCAGTGCTTCCTCAGCACCGACCAGGGCTGTATTGCCGGTGACACCCGAGCCAGTCAGATCGTTGACCAGAGCATAGGTGACTGAATCGCCGTTCTTCTTGGTCAAGTCCTGCTTGACCTGGATCATGTCGTATTCCGACATGCCCATATATGGCGAGAAAATATGGGCGCGAACGTAGCTGGTGAAAAACTTGTCATCCCATTGCTGGGGGGTTAGCCCAGTCTGGGCAGTTGTGGTCGTCATGTGTCTCTACCTCGATTTGGTAAAATTTCCTCAAGCGGGGTCGGTCCAGCCCATGCTGACCCGGTAACCCCCGCACCTTTGGACGGTTCCGTGTTGAGTGATTGAGGAATGTTGGAAGTCCGGGCCAACCGTTCGGCCACTTCCTTTTCCACTTTCTGCCTGATTTCAGTCTCGATACGCTGGCGGTAAGCACCAAGATCGCCCCCGACTTCCCGCAATTCCAGTACGGTCTTGCCCTGCCGGTAGATGAACTCACCAGGATCAGGAGCTTCCCGCAACTGGGTTGCGATACTCGGGTTCTTCTGGGCTTCCTCTGCAAACGCAACGCGCACCTGATCGTAGTCCGTATGACGCGATCTGGCGGCACCCTCCGTATAGCGAAAGAAGGTCTCGCGGGCCTTCATCTCTGCCTTGGCAAGCAGTTCATCTTCCCTGCTGTCCAGTTCAGACTTGATGTAAGCCTTTGGATCTTCCCAAATATCTGGTTGCGGTTCCTTCGGCAACTTGGCTTCTGCAGCCTGACGCCGTTCCCGTTCGGATAACAGGGCGCTCAATGGCACCATGTGATCCTCATCGGGCTTTTTGACGAACCGACCACCCTCATCCCGTTCTCGTGCAGGCGACGCACTTTCTCCGCCCTTGGCAGCTTCGACAACCACTGCTGGCTGCTCTACTACTGCCTCGATTGGGGTTGTTTGAACGACCGTTGGTGCAACCTCTGCGGTTACAACTTCCGGTGTTTCGCTATTCAAAAAAAGGTCAAGACTGTTTTCTTCAGACATATCACTCTCCTGTGACGTAGGATAAAACGAGACACCCGTTAAGCCCGGTGACGGCTACAAACGCCCGTTAGTCCGGCGACGACTTTTCTATAGGCTCTCTAGCCTCTCTGGCTGCCGTGGTCAGAGCCACCGCAGCCTGAACATCATTTTCATTTGCCTCGGAGATGGTCTTGCGAACATCTGCAAGCGCCTGCTCCTTGGCGATCTGCATGGCTTCTTCCTGAAGCCGCTGCGCCTTCTGTTTCTCGGCAATGACCTGTGGATCATCACCACCGGCCAGCATGTCCATGTACTTCTGCTTGTTACGGAGCATGCTCGCTTCGACATATGCCTTCGGCGGAAATACCACACCGGCCTTGGCGAGCAATACAAACTGCTCGAACTGCTCGGCCTGGATATTCACCGTATCCGGCGATTCGTCGATGATGATGTCTACATCCAACTCGGCAAGGTTGTTCTTGATAACCACGATCTGCGACATCGGATCCTGGGCAATTTGTTGCACCATCTGTGCTTTCTGTTCAGGCGGCAGGTTGGCTTTCGCCAGTTTCTCCGCTTCAACCTCGCCTTTGGTAATGCGCTGGTTGAGTGCGACGAACATCATCGCGCCTTCTTCATCTCGTACCCGCACCCACATTTCCTGATCCCAGAACTGCCGTACCCGCGACCAGACATGACGCATGACCCGGCGCTGGAAATACCGCAGTGAATCCAGATAGACGCCCAACTGTATCGCACCACCTTCCTGATCCAGTTGCTTGGCTCGACCACTCAGATTCCCAGAAACACCCTGCAGGGCCGCATTGGGGCCGGTTACCGCCAAAGCGTTCATCGCATCCAGAAGCAACCGGAATTGCCCTTCTGCCATATCGACGTTCGGGACCACATCGAACCGCATTCCGGGGGTTACTTCGACATACCCATCCGGCTTGGCAATCTCGCGGCGTGCGGTATTCACGTCATCGACAGCACCCTTCTCGGCAACGATGTTGCGCGTGGACAGAATGTGCAATGCCTTGCTGCGCCGATGGTTGATCTCGTCCTGCAGGGTCTTGTAACGCCGCACGATGCCATAACGACCACCTTCGTTATCAACGTACAACGACTGGGCAACGATGCAGCCCTCACGGACTCCATCTGGATCTACGTAATACGATGGTTTGGCATCCTCAAGCATCCCACCCTTGAACCAGACCGCTCGCCACCATTCGCCGCCCTCACGGTAGTAGGTCTCAAAAACCTGTACCCGTTTACGTCGCCCGTCCACCCACCGTGGTCGATCTTCAAAGGTCTCCGAGTTGGCAGAATTGACCATCGACTCAGTGATTAGATCAGCCTTGTCCGGCCACCGCTGCTTGGCGACCTCGGCATCCATCCAGGTAACAATCCCAAGGAATGAGGCATCGCTGAAATCAGCTTCGCGTGAGAACGGATCGAAGTAAAAGCGATCCCAGCGAATCTTGCGGATCACGACCTTGACGTACTTCGGACCCTTCTCGGCAACAACCTCGCAAGCCCCATAACCCTCGACCAGCATGTTTTCAGCAACCTGCGACTTGATCTGCTGAAACTCGTTGCTGTCAGCAACAAACCGCAGTGCATCCGAAGCCGCCTCTGCGGACTTCTCATCCTGTGGGTTTCTCGGATATGCCTTTGGGTCAGTTCTGGTCCGACGTTCGAGCCCCAACAGGTGCTCAACCTTGTCCTTGATCCGGTTATCAACAATGGGAGCCTGGTTCCTGGACCTGAGCGTTTCCAGTTCTTTAGAGGTCCACTGGATACCATCGTAATACTGGCGATGCAGTTCGGCTTCATCACGCGCCGCAATGGATGTCGGGTTATCCACCGCCTCGGTAAACTGCTTCTGCAACTTTTCGAGGATCTCTACATTCTCCAAGTGTGCTCCTGATTCGATTGCTCGAACAGCCGGTCGTAACGATCCTTGGGCCGCTCTATGATCTTGGTGGTCGTGGTGGCCGGATGCGCCTCATCAATGACCCTACCCAGCAGACTGAGCATGTCCACATCGTCATCATTCAGTCCTGCCGGGAAACTCAGGAGCTGCGACAAAATGCTGTACCCCCACTCGTTGTTTGGAAGTTTCACCTTGCCCATACTGGCACGGGCCTGAATCGCCCGCGCTCTGGAAGTCTTGTCTGCAATCGACGGCACCCAGTCCACCCGACAAAACGCTTTGCGCTCACGCATCCGTTTGAGCAAAAAGGGTTCTATCGAACGCCTGATCGGCCCACCTTCCCCGAAGAACGCCATCGGCTTGTTTCTCAGGATCTGGTGACAGATTTCGTCAATCCAGTGATCCGCAGAGGTCTGCCCGGTCCAGTAATCAATCGCCACATAGATGTCGTCGTTGGCATCCACCCCATGAGTGGCAATGCTGGTAAAGTCACCATCGTCCTCGGTCACCGCAAAGTCCGAAGTCATGTACTTTCGGCACTCCGGTAATTCCTTCGGGTCATACCATCCAAACCAGTTACGCTGGAAGAACGTACCCTCATCCGGCATCGGCTTCTGCTGATAGAGCGCAGAAAACTCGCGCTCTCCAATCACCGCACGGGTCCGGTCCAGTTCAGAACGCGGATACCGCTCCGGCCATAATGCTTCACCCTTGTCGTTGATGGCCGGAAACTCGATCAGTTCCCATTTCTCACCTTTCTGATTTAGAATGCGACCGGCAAGATCATCGGGCGACCATCGTGTCTGTGTAAGAACTATGGATGCCTTCGGCATCAGTCTGGTGTAGGCAGTCGAACGATACCAGGCCCACAGAGCGTCCTTGACGGTCTTGCTGTCTGCCTCACGACGATCCTTGATCGGGTCGTCGATGTTCAATAGATCAGCACCGCGTCCGGTAATGGAAGCTCCAACACCCGCAGCGACATAACTGCCGCCGTGATTGGTGTGCCAGCGATTTGCGGCCTGACTGTCCTGTGCTAGTTCAACTGCCGGAAAGATCGCCTTGTATTCTGGAGAGTTCACCATGTTGCGAACATCTCGACCGAAATCAACGGCCAGATCGGTTGAGTAACTAGCGCAGATCACCTGTCGCAATGGGTTTCTACCCAGATACCACGCCGGGAACCTGCGACTTCCCAACTCGGACTTACCCGTTCGTGGAGGAAGAAACAACATCAGCCGGTCAATGTCGCCACGTTCGATGGCTTCCAGCGCCAGACAAATCCGCTTATGGAAGTCAGCCGCCACATAGTACGGATTCGTCAGCGTCGTGAAGGCCAGTAACTCGTTTCGTGCAGCCCTTCGGTCCAGCAGGATTTGTGCTGCCTGTGCCGGGGTAATCAAAGTTCGTTCACCGCAATGTACAAAGTGCGCTGCAGAGTCCTACCAACAGCGGTCACGATGGTATTGGTCAGGGAGTTGATTGCTCCAGCAGTCCCACCAGATACAAACACCGTGGTTACCAGCCCGCTGAACAAGTTGCTGTCTATCGTCAATCCATCCGAACTCCAGGTTGATGTCAGAATGGCGTCATTCCCCAAGTGGTGCCATGACGTAGACAAGTCGATCACATCACTGGGATCTTTCTCGTAACTGGGTGCCCGGTTGTCTGAACTCGCTATACCGTAATCCACTTCATCTCCTGGGTTTCCTGAATCGCTTTTTCGGTTTCGACTTCAAGACCACGTTGTAACGATTGACCCGATGCGGCTTCAGACGCCGTGGCTGCGGTTCGTAATCCAGAACCCGTGCCCGTGCCAGAATCCGTGCCGGTCCAGAACTCAACAGGATCGGCGTCACGCCATGATGGATGTTTCCACCAGTCGAGGCCGGACCCGACTCCAAAGTACCAGAACCGGTAACAATCCGTGCTGCACTGCCGACAAACAATAGCGGTGGCTGAGATTGCAGTACACCACTGCCAACAACCTTGATATGCGCGGTCGCACCGGTTGATGCACGGCCACTCAGCAATACTCCGCTAGCGGGCCAAGTAATGACTCCGGTAAGTGTCGGGCCAATACCGGTGATCGTCAGCGATCCGGTCCCCGGACTGAACCGGACATCGAATGCCAGTGACGGCGCATATCCGGTGATAGTGATAGCACCAACATCCGGCTCGGCATTCTGACTAACGAATGCTTCCGGCGCGTACCCGGTGATCTCCAGCGTTCCGGCATCCGGCGTTGCCGTGAGGAAGTCGTTGATGGACGGTAAACGACCCGTCACAGTCATCGAACCGGCTGGAATCGACCTTACGTGGTCAATCCCCAGTTCCGGCAGATAGAACGTGAACGTCAGTGCCGTCACCGGCATCTGGAAGAACCGATTATCCAGATGGCTCGGAACCGGTGTCAGACCGGTGATCGTCAACGAGCCCTTCGGAACCGGTATGTAGTGATCGCCCTGCTTGACGATCCGCGCACCGTCAGAAGTCAGTGTGGCACGTTCAGAGAGCAGTGCATCTGAACCGATCAGGACAATCGGGCCATCTATCCGGGGGGCATATCCGGTGATGGTCAGAACTGCCTGAGCAGGTTCCCTGACACCGATAGGCAGTTCAAGATTCAGTCCAAGCCCGACTAACAGACCAGGACCACCACCACCAGGACTTGGGATAGTAGTCGTTAGGTTCAGGGCCAGCGGCATCGACAGGCCGGGACCAAATCCGACCGGACCACCGACACCCTGCACCGCTATGGAGGGTGCCTGACCCTGTATCGCCAAAACAGCTTGGGCTGGCGATTTCGATACCGCAGCCAGTGCAGAAACCTGCGGAGGTAGACCCGTAATGGTCAACGCACCGGCAGGAGGCGTTATCTGTTTCGCCGCCGTGTAGGTGACGACGAAATTTATGTTGTCCTGCAGTGCTGTGACTGCCGGACTACCAGAATTCAGCGTCTTGAGATTCGATCCAGCCCTGAGCGTGATCGAACCGCCGGATGGCAATTGCAGTCCACTCGCACCGCTACCTGCAGTCGTGGTCCAGCTCGCCTCAATACCAGAAAAGGCCCTTGAAGCAGCCAACTGGATCAATGGGAAGCCGGTCGGTGTCAGCGAGGTTTCGCTGATCGTCCCGGCGATCCCGAGCGTGAATTCGGTTATCCGTGAATCAGCACTCGCAACCGACACTGCGGTAATGACAGTGTTC